CTGTTTGGCTTGACTCTCCCGACATTGGTGTCACCAAGGACGACCACTTCCAGCAGGTTCTTGTTTCGTTGCTGTTGAACGGCAACTCGTTCACCCGTATCATCCGCGACGAAGAAGGCGAAGTGCTCGCCTTGTCGGTGTTGAACCCACAGTTCACCGAAGTGCGTCGTGATGCGAACGGCCGACTGTTCTACGTCTACTCGGCCCGCGACCGCATCGAGGACGTGGACATGATCCACGTCAAAGACTTGTGCCTGCCGGGTGAGTTGCGTGGCAAGTCGCGCATCGACCTAGTCAAAGAGAACCTTGGTCTCGCACGCGCACTCGAAGAGTTCGCTGCACGGTTCTTTGGTCAAGGTTCGCAGACCTCTGGCATCATCCAGTTCCCTGGCAACCTGTCGCGTGAGCAAGCCAAGAATCTTGTTGACGCCTTCGAGGATGGGCACAAAGGGTTGCGTCGTTCGCATCGCCCAGGCATCTTGTTTGGTGGTGCCACGTTTGAAAAGACTGGTGTCAACCCGAACGAGTCGCAGTTCATTGAGTCACGACAGTTTGCGGTTGAGGAGATTGCACGAATCTTCCGTGTGCCACCGTCGATGATTGGTGTCACGACACCGGGCGCACAATCGTATGCTTCGGTGGAAGCGAACCAGTTGCACTTCTTGCAACATTCGTTGGCCCCATACCTGTCCAAGATTGAATCCGAATACAGCGTGTTGTTGGCTGGTCGTGCGTTCATCAGATTCACGGTTGCAGGTTTGTTGCGTGGTGACATCGCTGCTCGCAACGCTTCGTATGCGCAAGGGTTGAACAACGGCTACATGTCGGTCAACGATGTGCGTCGTCTTGAGGACATGTCACCGATTACGGGTGGCGACGTGTACCGAGTTCCACTCACCAACATCGACATCAACGCTGCGAACCTTGCCGACATGGATCGCAAGTCTGCAATCGTTCAACGACTCGTCGCATCAGGCTTCCAACCTGCTGCCGTGTTGAAGGCTCTTGACATGCCTGAGATTGAACACACGGGTGTGCCAACTTCGGCGTTGCAACCTGTGGCCTCCATCAACCCAATCGCCCCGGCAACGGTCTACGACGCTGGCACTCGTGAACTGAATCTCAACATGCCTGAACAAATCTTCCATGTGTCAACACCGAACGTGCATGTTGATGCACCAATCGTCAACGTGCCAGAGACCGTCGTGAACGTCAAGATGCCTGAGCAGCGCACCGTTGTTCGTACGGTTGAGCGTGACGCCGATGGTCGAATCCTGCACATCACCGAAAGGGTTGACGACTAATGGCAACGGGTATCAGCTCCTACTTGGCCGACCAATGGCTTGATGCTTTGGGCAACAACGACACTTTCGCTGTCGCGGCCGTGTATGTAAAACTTCACGTAGGTGATCCAGGTGCAGCGGCAACCGCAAACGCGGCAACGGAAACCACTCGCAAGGAAGCGTCGTTCTCCGCAGCATCGGCGGGCACGCTCACATCTGATGCCGCACTTACCTGGACGAACATCGCCGGTTCGCAAGACGCAACATTCTTCTCAGCATGGGACAACGTCTCAGCAGGAAACTTCTTGTTCTCTGGAACGGTAACTGCGAACGCTTACACGGCAGGCGACACGTTCACGATTTCGTCGGGTGCGCTCACTGTCTCGCTGACCGTCGCTTCCTAAGTAGGCAACCGTGACAACACGGTTCATACTCAACACCTCAGAACTTGACGACGCTGACGTCGGCCTTGACGGTCCGTCACCTGCGTTCGTTCTCGATACCTCAACGCTTGACGGTGACGGCAAACTAGACGGATTCACGTTCACGACCACGGCCACGGCCGCTGGTGCCCTGGGTGGTTTGACGGCAACGGCAACTGGCACGGTCGTGCCGGTCGTGACTGCCACAGCGCAAGCGTCGCTGGGTGAGTTGTTCGCTGAGGTCAGCGGGGTTGAGATTCAGGTTGAAGGTGACGCTTCGGCTGCGTTAGGTGGGTTGACTGCTGCTGCGGTAGGTGTCGTCACAATCATCGCATCGGCATCTGCCAGCCTCGGAGCGGCGACATCGAGCGCAACTGGCACGGTGACACACCCTGCTTCTGCCCAGTCGTCGCTGGGTGGTTTGACTGCTGCGGCCACCGGGTCGGTGACACCGTTCGGCTCGATGACTGCCGAGCTTGGTCCGATGGTTGCTACTGCGGTGGGAACGGTTACTCCGCAACCTCAGCCTGATGCGGGTGGCGGTGGCGAACCGTACCGATACCCAAGACCAAAGAAGAAAAAGATTGAAGAAGTTGTCATCGTTGAGGACATCATCGTTGAGGTTGCGCCGAATGTGGTGGAGGCGTATCTTGCCCCGATCTTCGTCGGACTGTCGGCGTCGGCTGTGGGGTCTATCACATTCTCTGCCGAGGATGACGACTTGCAAGTAATGTTGATGCTCTGAGGTAATCATGGCAATCACACAAGGTCAAGTCGCTGTCGGTACGGCAGTTGCTCAACTCAACAGTCCCCAGTCAATGCCTGGGATTGTGCACATCACGAACCGAGACAACACGGACACGGTGTTTGTTGGTGGTGCCGCTGTCACCACGTCAACGGGTCACGGCATTCTCAAGTCTGATTCGATTGACATTCAAATCTTTGCTGGGCAAGTGCTGTACGCAATCTCCACCAAAGGTAGCCACGACGTCTCTTGGTTGCATGTGACTCCCTGATGCCTTATTTCGTTGATGACTCTGCGGCCGGATGCAACGGCTTTGCCACCGTCAAAGAAGACGGTGAAGTAATCGGTTGCCACACCACGAAAGAAGCTGCTATCGCTCAGATGGTTGCGGTGTCGATTGCTGAGGATTTGGAACCGGGTGGCGATTACAACGAGCGCGTGTCACCGAACCTGCCTGCTGCCTATCGGCCTGCGTCGTCACCTGATGTTCCTGCGAATCGCAACTGTGGCAACTGCGGCTACTACAAAAACTTCTACTGCAAACGGTGGGATGCGTTGGTCGCACCTGCCTACTACTGCGCAGCATGGGAACCAGTCGAGGGAATACCGAACGACAACCCAGGGCAAACGATTCAGACTGGCAACATCAGCGGTGAAGACGCCTACTACTCGGCTCCGTTCATCAACATCTTCCGCCAACTGTCCTTCGATGTTCCCGTCTACATTCGCAGCAACGCCCGCAAAGGTTTGGACTATTACGGCAAAGGGTTGGCTGGTGACGGTGTCACCGACAAGACGATTCGTGAAGCCCGCGACTTGGCAGCAGGTCGAGTGACCGAGGACAAGGTTGTGCGTGCCGCTGCTTGGGGTGCACGCCACATGGTTGATTTGGATGCAGTTCAAAACAGCAATCCGAACAATGAGCAGTTCCCTGGGCCTGGTGCGGTTGCGTTCTATTTGTGGGGCATGGACCCGACTGATCCGCAACCTGCGTTGCAATGGTTTGAGCGTCAGTCGGAGAAGGTGAAGGCTGAACGCGCCGACGCACCTGCACCTGCGAAAGACCAAATCAAAGGTTCCAAAGTGAACCCTGAAGGTTCAGCCGGTAAGGCTGCCGGGTCAAGCACGATTGAGTTGAGCGAAGCAATCGAGACAGGTTTGAAGAACAAAGTCACTGAGCACAACGACTCGTTGGATGCAGGTGATCCGAGTTGGAAGCGGGCAACGACTGGGATGTTGCGTGCTGTGTATCGTCGCGGGTCGGGTGCGTACTCGACGTCGCATCGTCCTGGCATTAGCAGAGCGGCGTGGTCTATGGCAAGGGTGAACGCTTTCTTGGTACTCTTGAAGCGTGGCAGACCTGCGAATGCTGCATACATCACAGACAATGACCTCCTTCCAAAAGGCCACCCACGATCTTCGAGGAAATGATGACCGATAAAGTTGAGACACGCAGAGTCCAGTTCAGCGAGTTTGAGATTCGTTCAACCGTTGATGACGACAACGAATACATGTCGTTCCGTGGGTACGCTGCCGTGTTCAACTCACCATCGCAACCGTTGCCATTCACCGAGATGGTGATGCCTGGTGCATTCAAGAAGTCTTTGAACTCACGCAACAACGTGCGCATGTATCTGAACCATGACTCCAACATGTTGCTCGCCACCACTCGTGCCGGGACGTTGCGCCTGGAAGAAGATTCCAAAGGTTTGCTAGTTGACGCAGACCTGCCACCAACGACGGTCGGCCGTGACTTGTCCATCCTCATGCAACGCGGCGATGTCGATTCGATGTCGTTCGGCTTCTCGGTGCCTCGTGGCGGCGACAAGTATTCCGACGACGGCTCAACACGCGAACTCAAAGAAGTCCGTCTGTATGAAGTGTCCGTCGTGACCGGCTTCCCTGCCTACGAAGCAACAACGGCCAGCGTGCGCAGTCTCGACATCCTTGCCGAACGCACCCAGGTTGACCCAGACAAACTTGCTGCAGCGATCACCGTGCTCGAAGCCGGGTCGGAGTTGAACGACGAGCAGGCTGGGTTGTTGAGCGAAGTTGTCGGCAAGTTGCGCAAGCAACCCGAGCCGACTTCCACTCCGTCACGTATTGGCATCATGGCCAAACAACTTGACCTGCTGAAGACCATCGCCTAGTATTCTTCACACAGTCGTGTGCGGAGCCGCTACGACTACCAGTTGAGGTGCCTCGCTGGATGCGATACAAACCCTTGCGTACCACGAATACCTAATGTCTGAAAGGACACCCAATGTCAAACGATTACATTCAACGACAAGTCGAGCAGCGTCAGCGTGCTTGGGATGCAGCAAAAGCTCTTCTTGACACCGCAGCCGCAGAGAAGCGCGACCTCACCTCTGAAGAAGAGGCGTCATACAGCAAGATGAACGAAGAGCTGAACGAGCGTGCGGCACGCATCGAAGCCTTGAAGGCTGATGTTGTCCGTGAGGCCAAGATTGAGGCCGCTACTCGCGACCTCGTCGGCCAGGTTCGTACGGAGAAGGCACAGACCTTTGATGCGGATGTCATCCGTTCAATGGCCCGTGGCGAAACCCGTGGCTACACGTTTGAACAGCGCGACGTCGTCAAGACTTCGACTGGCGCACCAGTTCCAACGTCGTTCTACAACCAAGTGATTGAGCAGGCCCGACTCGTCGGTCCAATGCTTGAGACCTCAACAACCCTCCGCACGGCTGGTGGCGAAAACCTCCAGATCCCATCGCAGGCTGGTTGGTCAACGGCAGCAATCACCGGTGAAGGCACAGCCATCGCTGAGTCCGACCCGACGTTCAACAGCTTCATCACCCTGGGCGCATACAAGTATTCGTTCCTGGTGCAACTGTCGCGTGAACTCATCGAGGACTCGGGCGTGGACATCCTCGCCTTCCTCGCAACCCAGACCGGTAACGCACTCGGCTTCAAGGTCAACAACGACCTGACAGTCGGTACGGGCACCACGCTCCCACTCGGTATCGTCACCGCAGCCTCCTCGGCTGTGACTGGCACAGCCTCGGGTCCAACCTTCACCGCAGACAACCTCATCGACTTGGCGTACAGCCTTGACGGTGCAGCACGTCGTTTGCCTGGTGTCGGCTGGATGATGAACACCCAGTCATTGGGTGTCGTTCGCAAGCTGAAGGACAACAACGGCTCGTACATCTTCAGCCCAGCGTTGGCTGACGGAAACGACCGTGTCCTGAGCTACCCAGTGTTCGAGAACCCAGCAATGGCCTCGAACGCTTCGGCAACCAAGTCGGTCATCTTCGGACACTTGCCTTCGTACTACGTACGCATGGCAGGCGGCCTCCGTCTGGACCGTTCGGACGACTTCGCATTCAGTGCGGACCTCGTCACCTTCCGCGCCACAATGCGCGTGGACGGTAACCTCCCACAAACCAGCCACGTCAAGTTCTACAAGAACGCGAATAGCTAGTTCAAAGAGTTACCACCGAATAAAGTTTGGTGGGCCGACGCGAAACAACGCAGGGTCGCGTCGGCCCATTACAACTGATAAACCCTGCAACCTGCGAAAGGAGACTGCGTGAATGCGAGTAATCATCAAGGGAGTCCCATTGGACTTACCGGGCCCGGAGGCGATCCTGCTCTTGCAGCGGGGCGTAGCTCACTTGCCAGAGGAGTCAGTCGTAGATCCCCGGACGCAGTCCGAGCACTCTGGTATTCCAACGCCCCATGGGCAGGAACAGGCTACGGTCAGCAAACCCAGCAAGCCACGAAAAGGCTCATCCAAGACGGGCACGAAATCGCAATCCACTCCATCTACGGCCTCGAAGCGTCCACGTCAACGTGGAACGGAATCAAAATCTATCCGCGAGGAATGAACGCATACAGCGACGACATCGTCGCTGCACACTGGATGGATTGGACACAAGGTTCAAACCTGCCGAAACTGTTGATGACATTGTTTGATGTCTGGGTGTTGAAGTCTCCAAGTTTGGAGAAGGTTCCCAACATTGCGTCATGGGTTCCCATTGACCATCAGCCTTGCCCACCGGATGTCGCAGCCTGGTGTCAACGTCCGAACGTGATGCCGATTTCAATGTCCAAGTTCGGGCATGAGCAACTCAACAACTTCGGGATTCGCAACGTCTACGTGCCGCACGGTATTGAGTCGGTGTTCAAACCGACTGCCCACATCAAAGACAACCACGGCAAGGTCATCACCGGGCGAGACATCATGGGCTTCTCAGAAGACAAGTTCGTTGTGATGATGACGAGCGTGAACAAAGGTGCGCATCCTCCCCGCAAGGCGTTCGCTGAGAACTTCATGGCGTTCAGCATGTTTGCCCAGAAGCATGACGATGCGGTGCTCTACATGCACACCGAGCAGTCGGCCTCCATGGGTGGCATCGACTTGAAGTTGTTGGCTCACATGTGTGGCATTGACGAGACCCGCATCCGTTACTGCGATCCGTACACCTACCGGATGGGCTTGCCTCAGAACGCTATGGCAGCCCTCTACACGGCCGCAGACGTGTATCTGGCTGCGAGCATGGGAGAGGGCTTTGGCATCCCTGTGGTGGAAGCCCAGGCGTGTGGGACGCCTGTGGTCGTTTCACGCTTCACAGCGCAACCTGAGCTGTGTGGTGACGGTTGGATAGCAGACGGGCAACCGTATTGGGACCCAGCCCAAGCCTCATGGTTCTTGACCCCGTCGGTGCCCAGCATCCTCAACGGGCTTGAGCAGGCGTATGCCCGTGGTCGTGGCCGTTCGCAGAAGGCGATTGACTTCGCCAAACAGTACGAAGCCGACCACGTCTATGAGACCTACTGGAAGCCAGCGATGAAGGAGATTGCAGAATGGTGCCGCTTGTCCCAGTCGTAATCGTGCCGGTCTTGACCGAGCATGAGCGAGTGGATTCGATGCTGACGTCGTTTGATGGGCGCATCATTGACCTGGTCGTCATCGACAACGGCAACCATCCGACATGGGAGCCACGCACCACAAAGGCGCAACGCATCTTCCACTATCGGATGCCAACCAATCTCGGTGTTGCGGCATCTTGGAATCTTGGTATCAAAGCAACCTGCAAGTCCACCGGGTGGATGATCGTCAACCATGACGTCGGGTTCGGCCTCAACGGTGTCGCCGACTTCTTTGCCCAGGCGTCGTCAACGAATCTGGTGTTGGGTGGCAAGCCACCGTGGTCGTGTTTCTGGTTGGGTTCACAAGTGGTGCAGCAGGTGGGACTGTTCCACGAGGGCTACCATCCTGCGTACTTTGAGGACAACGACTATGAGGTGCGAGCCCAACGCAAAGGTGTGGACATTCACCGTTCTTCGGCTGCCATCAACCACCGCAACTCCAGCACCCTGCAATCAAACGCAAAGTTCCAGATGCGCAACCAAGCAACCTTTGATGCGAACCGACGGCTGTTCGAGCAACGGATGATTGCGGACCTGCCGTTGGATTGGGATTTGAACCGACGATTGGAGTTGGGGTGGGATTGAAACTGGTGGTGGTGTGCCCGGCGAATACTGTGACTGGTGGGCCTGAGGCGATGCACCAGTTGGTGCACACCGCGAACCATGTTGAGCGTGGATCGGCTGCCATCCTCTATTGGCCGTTCGCACCGCACACAACTCCGCAGCCCTATCAGCATTATGTCTGCCCGAAGATTCTCCGAGACCAGGTGCCCGAGGATGCGCTTGTCGTGTTCCCTGAGATTTGGCCTGAGATGGCAAGCACGTTCAAGAACCGTTGCGCGTTGTGGTGGCTGAGCGTCGGCAACTTCGGCACCCATGGACAACGGAACCTCGACAAGATTTCGTTGCATCTCTGCCAATCTGAGTACGCCTGGGACCATGTCCGTGACAAGGGCAAGCGGATGATGTTGACCGATTGGGTGTCGGTGCAACCTGTGTTGCGTGAGAGGCAGCCGCAGGTAGTGGTGAACCCTGCGAAGGATGCTGGGTTGCTGCGACCGTTCGTGCAGTCGGGTCGGTTCCAAGTTGCCGAGTTGGGTGGCATGGACAGTCTTGGAGTGTCGGAAGTGTTGCACGCTTCGAAGGTGTATGTGGATTTCGGGAAGCATCCGGGGCGGGACCGTTTGCCTCGTGAGGCGGCGTTGGCCGGGTGTCTTGTGATGTCGACATACATCGGGTCGGCCACCTACTGGGAAGACATGCCGTTGTCAAACTGGTACAAGTTTGAGACGTTGGATGAGGTGATTGGGAAGGTGGCTGAGTTGATGGATCGTGAGAGTCCTTCTGCTTCGCAACTTGTGTATCAAGGTTGGGTGGCGAAAAATCGTTCGGTGTTTGTGCAAGAGGTTGAGTCCCTGCTGTCTGTCGTTGAGTAGGATTGAGCCACCATGACGATCACTAACGGCTACGCGACCAGGGCAGAAGTCAAGGCCGCTCTCAGAATCGGTACGGCTGACACGGCCGACGATGCGCTCATTGACAGCGCAACCGAATCTGCATCCCGTTTGATTGACGGCTATTGCAACCGACAGTTCTGGGCGTATGGTTCGGCAACGGTTCGCGTCTACCAAGCGAACACCGAATACGTGTGCGACATTGACGACATCTACACGACCACCGGATTCATCTTGAAGACCTCGACGTTTGCTGACGGCAACTTTGATGTGACATGGTCGGCGACCGATGTGCAACTTGAACCGTTGAACGGATACTTGGATGGCATCGAATGGTCGTTCAACAAACTGCGTGCCGTTGGCGACTACCTGTTCCCGACCGTCAACGCCAACTACGGTGAGCAAGCACTTGTCCAGGTGACTGCCCGCTACGGGTGGGCGTCGGTGCCGTCACCTGTGAAGCAGGCGTGCATCATCCAGGCGTCACGATTGTTCAAACGTCTGGACAGCCCACTGGGCGTAGCCGGATTCGGCGATCTCGGGGCCATACGTGTCTCTCGGTTCCTTGACCCTGACATGGCTCAGTTGGTTGAGCCGTACCGACGTATGCGGATGTTTGCCTAATGCCAGCAACACCAAGCCAAGTCAAAGACGGACTCAAAACCGCCATCCAGTCGGTGCCGGGGTTGCGTGCCTTTGACTATCAGCCAGATCAGGTGAACCCTCCGTTTGCGTGGCCGACGCTGGATGAGATTCGATTCCATCAGACAGGTATGGCGAGTGGTGGTGTGGTCATGGACTTCACCGTCACCATCGTGGTGAATCGTGCGTCGGAGCGCACAGCTCAGGATGCGTTGGATCAGTACACGGCGTGGAGTGGTGCGCAGTCGTTGCGTGCAGCCATCGAAGCAGACCGCACCCTGGGTGGTGTGTGTGATGACCTGATTGTCAGTTCTGCTGGGAACTTTACGAACATTGACGCCAATGACACGTTGTATCTGACGATGGATTTCAAGGTCACGGTGTACGCTTAGACAATGGCAAAGTATCTGGTTTGCGGACCGTTCCCTGTCACTGGTGTTGAGCCGGGTGGACATGTGGACGGAAGTGGCATTGACAATGTAGAGTTGTTGATTGCGGCTGGCATCCTTTCGCCAGTAGTAGAAGTTTCCAAGAAATCCCTCAAGGCCGATAAGGCAGGAGAATAACAGTCATGGCAAAATTGGTCCTCAAAGATGCGAACATCGTGTTCAACGGAACCGACATCTCGGCAAACGTGGCGAGCGTGTCGCTGTCGACCACTGCCGCAGAAGTTGCAACCACCGCCTTCGGATCGTCAGCAGTCACCCGAGTCGCAGGTCTGATTGACAACTCGGTGACGTTCAGCATCCACAACGACTACAACGCCATCGACGGAATCTTCTTCCCTCTCGTCGGCTCAACCGCAGTCACCTGCGTCATCAAGCCAAACGGAACTGCTGCTGCCTCTTCGGCCAACCCGAGTTATACCTGTTCCGTGCTCGTGACGGAGTGGACTCCTGTGAATGGAGCGGTTGGAGAGCTTGCTACTGCGGACGTAACCTTCCCAATCTCCGGTGCAATCACCAAGAGCGTCGGCGCCTAAACATAACCACTTCACCCTGCGGAGGTAGAAAATGAAACTCGGTCTCATCGTTCACTCAAACGACGGCAAACAACGATTGGCTGTTGTTCAATACGCAGATTTCTGCGCATTTGAGGAAGTACACAACTGCTCAATGGCCAAGATTGAAGCAGAGATGAAGATACGAGACCTCGGATGGTTGGCATGGCATTGCGAGAAACGCAACAAGCTGCACAACCTATCCTTCGAGGTGTGGCGTGAAGGAGTTGACATGGTCAGCCTGGGAGATGCGGAGGACAACAAGATTGTCCCTTTGGAGAGCAGTCAGCCCACTGGTTGATTGCCTACCTGGCAGTCGAAACGGGGATAGCCCCGTCAGTGTTGCTGACTGAATCACCACGCATGTTATACACGATGTTTGCGTATCTGCGTTGGAAAGCAGTCAAGCAGAATCCGAACACGCCCTACAATCGTTGAGATGGCTGTTTCCAAACCGATAGGTCGTGCCGGTGAAGTGCAGTTCGCTGCCGACGGCCTGTTTGAGTTTCTGCGAGTCGCCGGTCAGGCTGACAAAGATTTCAACAGGATGATGCGAATCGCAGCCCAAGAGGTCGCCCAGCATGTGGTGGACAAGGCGAAGGTGAACGCTCAAGGGCAGCCGAAGCATGGTGCGAATCGGCCTGGTTCCTCTGGGATGTCTCAGGCTCAGGCTGTGGTGAATGGGTTGCGTGCTCGACGTGATCGCATCCCGACTATCAAGTTGGATTCCAAGCGTGGCTTCGTTTCAGCGTCCCGTCCCAACCGCAAACGCAAGACGAAGGTGACGATGGGCGATGTGTTCTTTGGTGCCGAGTTCGGTGGTCGTCGTCGTCCTACGACGCAACAGTTCTTGCGTCACCGTGGCCGTCAAGGCTATTTCTTCTGGCAGGCAGTTCGGGACAGTAATGGCTTCATTGCTAAGGAATACAGCGATGCCATTGACCGGGTTCTCAAAGAGCTTGCGCAGGGTGCGACCTGACGCTACGCTGACTTGTAAGGAGCCCGCCATGTTCCCAGAAGTTCAGTTGGACAACGTTCGTGCCGTCAGGTTCGACTACGTCAAGTCTGTCGTCCCCAAGCCGTTCGCTGGTTCGTGGGTGCAGTTGTGGTCTCGTCTGTGCATCCGTAAGGAAACTCAACGCAAGGATCAGCGTGCGTTGTGGTCGCCAGTCATCTACGCATCAGGCACCACACGAAGCAATCGCAACGTTGAGGCTGTGACCTGTCTCGTGGTGGACATGGACGGTGAGTCGTTTGACTATGCACGGCTGGATGGGTTGGAGTGGTTTGCGTACACGACTTGGTCGCATCGCCCGAACGATGAGCATTGGCACTTAGTGCTTCCGCTCAAAGACCCGGTGCCTGCACATCGTTGGGCAGAGGTATGGACTCGGTTGCATGAACGCATCAACGTCGTCGGTGACCCAGCCACGAAGGACCCTGCACGCATCTTCTATCTGCCTCAGCATCCTGTGGGACGGTTTGATTGGTCGTCTCGGAAGTATGGGCATGGCGAGTTCTTGGATGCTGGGTTGGGTGAACTGTTTGTTCCTCCTCGTTTGCATGTGGCTCGTATGCCTCGAACCGTGAAGTCGCACAATCAAGCGAAGTACTACTGGCAGGATGAGGCGTGGTGGAATGAGCCGCAGGATTTGAGTCGGTTTGCTGGGATGACTCAACAGCAGGTTGCGGTGGCGTTGCGTAGTGAGTTTGCTGATCTCAGAAAGTCGTTGTCTTTGGACTGAGTAGAATTGGCGCTCATGGCCGTTGAGCGCACATTTCTTGTCAAGCTGATTGCTGACCCGAAAGACCTGCTCAAGGCGTTCGGTGAGACAGGCAAGGCCGCCACCGATGCATTCGGTGCAGCCAACAAAAAGGTCAACGAACTTCTACCAAACTTCCAAAAGATTGCCCTGGCTTCGGCAGCAGCCTTTGCTGGTCTTGCTGCGTTTGCTTCCGGAGCAGCGAAGGCTGCGATTGAGGATGAGGCTGAGCAGGCGAAGTTGGCCAAGACATTGGAGAACGTCGTTGGTGCGACGAGTGAGGCTGTTGCTGAGACGGAGAACTTCATCAAGGCTCAGTCACGGTTGACGGGGTTCACGGATAGTGAACTTCGTCCGTCGATTGAGTCTTTGGTTCGTGCGACTGGGAATCTTGCGGAGGCTGAGAAGCAAGTTATTCTGGCCCAAAACATTGCTGCTGCGACCGGGGCGCCACTGGTTGAAGTATCAAATGCGTTGGCCCGTGCGAATGTGGACAACTTCAAGTCGTTGGTGGCGTTGGTTCCGGCGTTGCGTGACAACGTCAAAGAAGGACAGTCACTCGATCAGGTCTTTGCTGAACTGAATAGCACCTTCTCTGGTGCGGCTGCGGCTGCTGCACAAACGACCGCTGGTCGTATGAAGATTCTTCAGAACAGTGTTTCTGAAGCGAGGGAGGCGATTGGTGCCGGGTTGATTCCAGCAATCTCTGCGGCGGTTGGTCCGTTGACCAAGTTGGCTCAACTCATTGAGGATAACGCCACCATCTTCTCGGCGGTCGTGATAACGGTTCTTACTTTCACCGGGACGATGACGGTTCTGGGTCTTGCGATGAAGGGTTATGCGGTGGCGGCTGGTTTGGCTGCGGTCGCAACTCGAGTCCTCGGTACAACTATCTCGGCCAGTGGAATCGGTGGATTCGTGTTGGCGATGAGTGCGTTGGTGTCGGTGACGGTGCTGGCAGCCAATGCGTTGTTCAAGGCTGAGAAGGCGACGAAACAGTTGCAGTCGGCAACGGCTGGTGCGGATGGCATAGTTCGGGCAGCAGGCAACTCCTACGTCTATCTCACCGGCAAGGTGCTACTCCTCAACTCCAGTCTGTCAAGGACGGTCAATGTTCTGGCTACGCAGAGTAATCGTTTGGAGGCGTTGGCTCGTTCGTATGGCGTCACCACGTTCAAGACGGGTCAGTTTGATGAGAAGACTGGTGGTGCTTCCAAGACGGTGATGACGGCTAAGGAGAAGATTGCCGAGTACACCTCGGTGTTGAAGCGTGCGCAGGGTGCGTCGGATGCGTTCGGTGCAGCTCAGAAACGGGTTGGTAGCGCCCAGTTGTCGGTGGCTGATGCGAACGATGCGTTGAAGCAGGCGCAGGATGCGTTGACGAAGGCTCAGCAGGGTGGTACTGCTCAGGACATTGCTGCTGCTCAACGTTCGGTGGCTGCTGCTGAGCGTGGTGTTGCCCGGTCAAAGTTCAGTCATGAGGAGGCCATCATTGCGGTTCGTGACGCTGAACGGAAACTGGCTGAGATTCGCAAAGACCCAGAGGCTACGGCGGATGAGATTCGTCGTGCCGAAATTGACTTGGCTGAGGCAAAGTTCAATGTTGCCGATTCTGAGGATCGTCAGATTGAAACTGCGAACGGGTTGGCTGAGGCTCGACGGAATCTGCGTATTGCGACTGACGGGTTGCGTGAGGGTGATGAGGAGTTGTTGCCGTTGCAGAAAGCCGTGGAGATGGCTCAACGTCAGCAGACTTTGGCGAATGATGAGTTGACTGCTTCTATCAAGGCTCAGACTTCGGCGTTGGAGGATTACACCACAGCGTTGGCTGAGTTGGCTGACGCTGCCAAGAAGTTCCCGAAGATTGCGACGAATCGTCCTGCTGAGGGTTTGATTCCTGCGGTGCCTGCTGCGGTGACGCCTCAACCGTTTGCGACTGGTGCTGGTGTTGCGGGTGGTAGTAGCAGTCCAATCAACATCATTGTTCAGTCGGGTGTGTTGAACGGTGCTCAGGTTGGTGAGGAGATTTATCAGTATTTGCGGGACTATGAACGAGTCAACGGCCCTCTGAATTTCATGGTGTAGCCGATGGCAAAAACGGCGATTTGGGGTCAAACATACAAGGTGTTGATGGACACCGGGTTGTTGCAAGATGCGTTCACCCTGGACTCATCCACACTCAACGGCCCTGACACATTGGACGGTTCAACCGATTTCGCTGACGTCACCGAATACGTCACCAGCGTCTCCATCCGTCGAGGTCGAGCCAGCCAACTCGACACGATGGGCGTTGGACAAGCCACCATCGTCCTCGACGACAAAGCATCAGGTCGAGCATTCGACCCGGCAAACACCGCATCCCCCTACGTTCAAGACGGCTACGGCATCGCCCCACGACGCTTCGTCCAAATCTATGCAGGCACAGCCGGACAAGAACCCCTCTTCGTTGGACGAGTCAACGACCTTGACATCGACTACCAGCAACCAGACAACAGCTTCGCCATCATCACCTGCGTCGACGACCTCTCCGCCCTAGGCCGCACCAACCTCACCGCCTTCAACCCATCCAGCCAACTCACCTCCGCCCGAGTCACCGCCATCCTTGACCGCCCAGAAGTGGCCTACTCAACTGCCACCAGAAGCATCGGCACCGGGGTGGCCACCGTTGGCACCGTCGCCTACGAAGCCAACGACAACGTCAAATCAGCCATCGACGCAGTCATGCTCGCAGAAGACGGACGGTTCTTCGTAGATCGTGGCGGCACAGCAGTCTTCCAACCACGCATCACCACAACCTTTGACACGGCAGACATCCAATTCTCCGACACCCCAGCCGGAACCGTCATCCCCTACCAAGAACTCTCCGTCGGCTACGGCGCAGAAACCCTCTACAACCGAATCCAAGTCGGAGTCCAAGGCTTCGCCGTCTCTACCGCAGTCGACACCACCAGCACCACCGAATTCGGCGTCAACACACTCAGCCTCTCCGACGTCCCACTCAACACCCAAGCAGCAGGCGACACCCTCGCTGCCAACCTCCTCGCCAAATACAAAGACCCCGTCGTCCGCTTCAACGAAATGAGCATCCTCGTCAACGGACTCAGCGCCAGCAACGGCCAAGCCGTCTCCATCCTCGACATCGGCGACCTCGTAGAAATCAGCAAAACCTACCAACAAGGCGCACCAGGCACCGTCACCAAAACGATGTACATCGAGAACCTAAGTCATGACATCACACCAGGATTCCATCGCATCAGACTCGGCCTCGGTCAAGCCCAACTCCTCACCCAATTCATTCTTGACACCAGCGAACTTGACGACGCTGACGTTGGGCTAGCATAGGAACCCGTATGGCCAAACAAACTTTCACTTCTGGGCAGGTGCTCACTGCACAACAGATGAATGACCTGCAGACCAACGACTTCAACTTGTCCGTCTCAACACAAACCGCCAACTACACACTCGCTGCTGCCGACAAAGGCACACGCGAAGTGATGAACATGAGTGCTGCCGGAACTGTCACGGTGCCGAACTCGACGTTTGATGCTGGTGATGCTGTGTGGTTGCATTCGATTGGTTCTGGCACGATCAGCGTTGTCGCTGGAGCTGGCCTTACTCTGAACTCATCTGCCGGTACGGCACCGACATTGGCGCAATGGGAGGGCGGGGTCGTTTATTTCACCAGTGCGTCAGCAGCAATCTTTTTTCGCGGTGGCGCAGGCACAGTTATAGAAGTTGAAGGGCTTGCAGTTGGCGGTGGTGGTGCAGGATACGGAAACGACGGTTCTTACAACGGTGGTGGCGGTGGTGGTGGTCAGACACGCACTACTCAAAGAATTACAACCAAAGGAACGCTGGGCGTAATTGTTGGTGCTGGCGGTTCGGGAACAA